CTGCGGCGCGATGCTGCCCGGCTGGACGTGGCAGAGCATCCCGCGGGGGACGCTTTTTTCGAGAGTCTGACCGGCGAACTTTCCGAAGCCCAGGCCGAGCGTCTGGCCCGTGCGCAGCTTGCGGCCAGCGGGCTATTGCGGGGCCAGACGGCGCGGGGCGGCACGTGAGGCATGCCGCGCAACGTGCGTGCGACTGCGGCGCCACGTGCGACCAAGCAGCAAGGTGTGCAGCATCCACGCGCCGCCAGGCGCCCGCTGACGGAGAACGCATTCCCTTCTTTTTGCAAGGAGCCTATCGATGACCGACTTTTCTGCCGGCAATGTGCCGGGGTTTCAAGCGAGCGTGCAGGCCCGTGCAGCGCAGGTGCTCTGGTCGGGGCGCCGCGGGCAGGACCTGGTGGCCACGCGGCCGATCACGCTGGACAAAGACAGCACCGACCCGGGCCACACGCCCGCGACCACGCTGCGCGGGGGATGTGTGCTGGCCCTGGCCGACGCCACCGGCAAAGCAGCGCCGTATGTGCCAGACGCCAACGATGGCCGACAGATCGCGGTGGGCATCCTCGAGCAGGATCAGGACATGCTGGTCGCGGGCGTGCCGACCGACCGCTTCACGCAGATGGTCGTGCATGGGCTGGTGCGTGAGGGGGAGCTGATCGGGCTGGATGCGCGGGCGCGGCAGCAGCTTGCGCCGCGGCTGGTGTTCGACCGTGCCGGGGGCTTTGCGGCGGGCGTGCTGATGCATCCTCGCGGGGTCTATCGCAAAAGCGGCAACGTCGCTGTCACCGCCGACGATAACGGGCTGTTGCTGCTGGCCAGCGGGGCGACGACCTTCACTCTCCCGGCCAAGCAGAACGGGCTGGCCTTCCGCTTCGCCCAGACGGCCGACGCAAACCTGGTGATCGCCGGCTCGGGCGACCTGGTGCACAAGGGGAACGCGTCGGCCAGCAGCGTGGCCTTCCAAACGCCCGGCGAACGGGTCGGCAGCCAGGTGCTGGTCGAGTGCCTGTACGTGGCGGCCGGCACGCTGAAGTGGCTGGTGACCAACCTGGGAGGCACGACCGCCACCGTGAGCTGATCGATTCGGCACGAGGTCGGAGCGCGAGTTTAAGGCGTGCGTGCCCACCGCGGGGCGGCCCGTGGTCCGCGCCGCGGCAGCGGGCCAAGCGTCTCACGTCGCCGGCATGCCAGCGCCGCATGTGCCGCTTCGCGATCCGCCAGGGCGGATCGCGGCCGGGCACGATCCATTCCCCGCAAGTTTCACTTCCTTTCAGGAGCCGATCATGACCGTTTCACTGGCTGAACTGCTGGCCCCGCAGACGATCGCCAAGGCCATTTCGCAGCTCGACCTGCCGGGTACCAGCTTGCAGACGCTGTTTGGTTGGGGGCTGGGCGGCAGCAACGTCGCGCGTCAATCGGGGCGCAACTTCGCGTACGACGTGTTCGACGTGACCCGGACGGTGGCCACCGGGCGCGTGCCGGCCCAGGCGCTGGCGCTGACCCCGCCGCAGGCCGCCGGCACGATCCGCGGCACGTTCCCGCGGGCCGCGGAGAAGATCGCCTTGCTCGACGAAGAGCTGCTCAACCGCCGGCCGCTGGGCGGGCCGGACAGCCGGCTGGATCGCCAGGCCGTGTTCGTCACGCGGCAGGAGGCGTACCTCGCGCAGCGGTTCGCCAACCTCATCGAGTTCCAGACGGCCGCCATGCTCCGCGGCCGCTATACCTACACCCAGGATGGGGACTGGCTGCGGCATGGTTTCGAGGGGGGCCAGACGGTGATCGAGTTCGGCATCCCGCCTGGCAACCAAGGGCAGCTCGACATGCTGGGCGGCGGACCGCTGTTGGATGGCGACTGGGCCTTGCCCACGACCGACATTCCGGCCCAGCTCCATGCGATCAACGCGGCGATGGTGCAGCTCACCGGGCTGGGGCTGAGCCATGTCCTGCTGACCAGCGTGGGCTGGCAATACGTCGTGAACAACGAGAAGGTGCAGCAGCAGGGAGGCAGCGGCGGCCCGGTGCTGGCGCAGATGCGCCGTTCGTCGGCCGGCGAATTCACCGCGGTGTTGCAGGGGCTGCCCTGGGTCACCTTCCATGTGATCGACTACGGGCTGGAGGTGTGGGATGGCACGCAGGAGCGATTCACGCGGTTGATCGAGGACGACCATGCGGCGTTTTTGCCCGAGCCGGGGCCGCGGTGGGTGCAATACCTGGAGGGGTCGGAATTCGTGACCGAGGGGCCGGGCGGCCCGCGGCACGAGCGGTTCGGTTTTTACGCCTACGCCGTGCCGACGCACGACCCCAGCGGATGGGAATTGTGCGCCGTGCACAATGGCATCCCCGCCCTGTACACGCCCAAGGCCGTGGCCTACGGACAGATTTCCGGCGGGGTGTACTGACGCTGCGCGAGAGGCTCTTTTATGGCGACGACGTATTGCACCCTCCAAGACCTTCAGGCCTTGTGGCCCGCCAGCGAGCTGGTGGCCAGTGTCGATGACGATGGCGACGGCACGCTCTCGCCGCTGGAAGAAAGTTACCTCCAGCGGGCCATCGAGCGGGCCAGCACGTTCCTCGATGTCCGCTTGGGCCAGCGCTACCGCCTGGCCGATCTGCCGGGCAATCGCTGGTGCCGCGATGCCGCGGCGGTGCTGGCTGTGTATTGGCTGGCGACGCGCCGCGGCGGGCCGGCTCCGCCGGCCTTGCAGGAGCAGTACGACGCCTGCATGCGGCAACTGGCACAGATCGTGGCCGGCCAGGCGCGCCTGCCGGAGGTGCCCGACCGCCCGGGCAACCTGCCGGCCGTGCAGCGGTTCTCCGTGCTGTGGGACGCCCGCGGCCCGATCGTGCGCCCCGACCAGTGGTGCGTGTAGGCCAGTTGGCGATGCGGCCTGCCCAACCATCATCGGGCCTGCCGCGATGGCCGAGGCGCGGGGTGATGGCCACGGGGTGCGGCGATGGTGGGGCCGCGTCGCATGGCGTGTGCCGTGCGGCGGCTGGCTCGCTGGCCGCTGCATGGGATGCTCGGCGTGCCCGAGCCGAAGGAAATGGCTCCTCGACGTGCGAGGACAGACCGCGATGAACGTGCTGGCGAAACTGCGACATGCCCTGCTGGGCCGGCGGCAAGCTTCGACGCTGCGCGTGGCCGACCCGCCGGTTCCCGCGCCGATCGACGAGCTTCCTCCGTTCACGCTGGCGGTGGCCGAGCGGATGCGCTACGACCCGCAGGTGCGGATCGGGATCGGCGCCCGCAACGGTCTGCTCATGGCAGCGCAGGTGGAGGTGCAGGGGGACGACCCAGAGGTGGTGCAGTGGATCGAGCAGCAGTGGCAGACGGTTTGGCACGGCTACGCCCATCGGCTGCTGCGGGCCAAGCTGTACGGCTTCGTGCCGCTGGAAGTGGTCTATCGGCGCATCCGGCGAGGCCCGCTCCGCGGGATGCTCGAGGTGGCGCGGCTGGTCGATCATCCGCCGCGGGCGGTGCGACTGCTGTTGCAAGGCGATCAGATCGCGGGCTTCGTGCTGGGCCAGGACGCGGCAGCACCGGGCGGCGCCGCGGGTGGCGACGTGCTTTTCTCGCCGGCCCGCGGAGACCTTCCCGAGGCAAAGGTGCGGCGGCTCGTCGCGCCCGAGGCGCTGGTCTGCACGTTCGACGCGGAGTGCGGCAATCCCTATGGCTGCGCGCTATTGGCCCGGGCGTATCCAGCTTGGCTGGAAAAGTGGATGCCGGGCGGCGCCAAGCGGACGCTGCAACTGCGGATGGTCAAGGATGCCTACATCGGCGACATCTTCTGGTATCCGCCGGAGCGCCGGTTCGTGCTGCCGGACGGACGCGAGATTTCCTTCGGGGAGCTGGCCCGTCAGATCGTGGCGGCCCGCCACAGCGGCGGGGCCTTGACGCTGCCGCTGGTGCGCGATGCCCAGGGGCACAAGCTGATCGACTACACGCCGCCGCAGAGCGTGCCGGGACACACGCCCATCTTCCGTTGGAAGGCCGACCTGGACCTGGAGATCTTGAAGGCCCTGGAGGTGCCGCCGGAAGTGATCCAGGCGCAGAGCAGCGGCAGCGGATACAGCGGCCGGTGGATTCCCTTCGCCGTGGCCCTCTCGGCCGTGCATCAGGAGCTGGCGGAGCTGATCCGCTGTGTCGATCGCGACGTGCTGCGGCCCGTGGCGGAGCTGAATTTCGGCTCCGGGGCCACGTATGCGATCCGCCCGCGGTCGCTGGTGGAAATCTACGCCGCCATGTTCGGCACGCAGCGCACGGCACCGTCGCGGCAGGAGGTCTGAACCATGCGACACGGCACCCGCACAGCCCGCCATGCCCGTGCCGACGCCCACACGCTGCCCGGACGCCCATCAGATGCCTTTTTTGGCGAAGCGCGCCTCGCGGACCGCCCGGCTGGCGTTGTCGCTGAAGTTGTCGATCTGGTTCAGCCCCCGCAGCAGCATGGCATGGCCGTCCACCACCACTTCCTCGATGCCGTCTTCCTCCATGGCGCGGGCCAGGGCTTGGAGCTTGGAGGCCTGCTCGCGGAGTCGATCGACGACGGCTTCCAGACGCTGGCTGGTGTACGGCTCCTTGCGGGCGGCGGTCTGTTTTTTGGCCATTTTTTTCTTAGCCGCGGATCTCTTGGCCATGACCGCCCTCCGGCCCGCGCGGCAATGCCCACCCGGCGGGAAGAGAAAATCAGGAACTGTTTAAGATCACGATGATAGTCGTTGCAAAACTGAGTGCAAGTCGTCCTGCGAAATTCCTGACGAATTGTTGCTGAAAACGCGAAGGAGTCTGTGCCCCCCGCGCCGGCTCCCAGCAGGCCACAAAGTCACTCCGTTAGGTTGTCTCTGTCCGTCTGTAAGAGGGATTAAATGGCCCCATGACGCGCCGCCTGCCCCCCCTCCAGTACGCCGCCCTGTGCCAGGCCCTTGTCACAGGACGCCGCCATGCCGAAATCGCCCGCACTCTGGAAATCTCCCCCTGGACCATCGCCCGGGTGGCGGACGACCTCCGCCGACAAGGCGGCTGCCCGCCCGATCGTCTCCCCGAGGACGACTTGCCAGCGGAGGACGGCCCGCCGCAATTCGCGCCCCGCCAGCTTCGCCGCTGTCCCGGCTGCGGGGGGATGGTCTACCTCTGGCCCTGCCTGGCATGCCAGATGGCGGCCGCCCCCCCACGGCGTGCCGCCGCCCGCCCGGGAACCGCTTGCTGACGCACGGAGGCACGCGATGCCTCGCTTGGTCGTACCCCTCTCGACGCCGCTGGTGCCCGGCATGCGGGCCTTGGAAGTCGCTGCCGCCTTCCACCTGCCCTTGCCCCCGACACTCGCATGCCTGGTGGAAGGCGAACTGCCGCGCCTGTCCGAAACCTGGAGCGTGGGCGCCATCGTCGGCCCTTCGGGCAGCGGCAAGACCACGCTGGCCCGCGCCGCACTGGGAGCAGTGCCTCAGCCCGTGCTGCCGCCCTGGCCCAAGACCCAACCCCTCATCGATGCGCTCAGCGAGGTCGCTCGCGGTTGGCCCCTGCCTGAGCTGGCGCGGCTGCTGACGGCTGTCGGGCTGGGCAGCGTCCCTTTGTGGCTGCGCCCCTATCCGGTACTCTCGACCGGCCAGCAGCAGCGAGCCGATCTGGCGCGGGTGCTGGCCGCGGCCGGGGCGTCGCCGCTTGCCTCGGAAGAAGTCTCCGCCGCGTCTGGCGATCCGTGCAAGCCAAATCTGGCCGACGACGCGCTGTGCGCGGTGCGCGTGCGGTACAACATCGCGGCTGCTGCCGCCGCCGCGCCCGGCGCACCGCCGGCTAGGGCAGATCGACCACAGGGCGAGACGGCAGCCGGCGTCGCGGCGCCGCGCATCCCGCTGGTCGTGGTCGACGAATTCACCAGCGGGCTGGATCGGACGGTGGCCCGCACGCTCTCGGCCGCGCTGGCCCGCTGGTTGCGCAGGCAGCGACCGCCGCGGCGGCTGGTGGTCGTTTCGTGCCACGAAGATTTCCTACCCTGGCTCGAGCCGGACTGGACGGTGCGCTGCCACCTCGATCGACCGGCGGAACTGGTGCGAGGTTGTCTTCGACGACCGCCGCTGCGGCTGCCGGTCACCCGCGTCCCACATGCCCTGTGGCCCCACTTTGCCCGACATCATTATCTGACCGACGCGCTGCCGACGGCGGCACACTGTTTTGCTGCGTGGTGGCCAGAGGAGGCGGGCTGGCGGCCCGTGGCGCTGTGCGCGGTCGCGGCTTCGCTGGGCCACCAAGGCGTGCGGCGGATCGCACGGTTGGTCACCTTGCCGGAGTTCCAAGGGCTGGGAATCGCCTCGCAGCTTGCGGACCTGGTCGCACGCCAGTACACCGCGGCGGGCCAGCGCGTGACGTTGACCACCGGACACCCGGCGATGGTCCTGCACCTGATGGGCAGCCCGCACTGGCGGCGGCTCCGCGTGCAAAAGCACGGCAGCCGTCCGCACCGCCTGGCGGGCCGGCCGATCCGCAGCTCCAGCGGGCGTCCGGTCGTGTCGTTCGCGTTCGTCGGTGGGGAAAGGGCAGGGGCGGAAAACGCCAACCTCGCGCCGCCGCGTCGGGCCACGCTTCCGTTTCCCATCTGCGATCCTACCGCGGAGCATCCGCCGGCGCGGCCGGAGGAGTGACGATGGCTCGGTCGTCGATTCCCTATTGCCCCTGGCAGCCCACCGAGAAGCAGCGGCAGTTTTTGCAATGCGACGAGGTGGAGCTGTTTTACGGCGGAGCGGCCGGCGGCGGCAAAAGCGTGGCGCTTCTGATGGGCGCGCTGCAATACGTGGACCGCCCCGGCTACGCAGCGCTGATCCTCCGCAAGGACCTGCCGCGGCTGGCACTGGCGGGCGGATTGATCCCGCGCTCCCACCAGTGGTTGCAAAACACCGAGGCGCGCTGGAACCACAGCCGCCGGCAATGGAGCTTTCCCGTCGAGGACGGTCCGCCCGCCACGCTGACCTTCGGCTACCTCAGCCGGCCGCTGGACAAGTTCCGCTACGCCTCCAGCGAGTTCCAGTACATCGCCTTCGACGAACTGACCGACTTCGCCGAAGACGATTATCTGTTCCTCTTCAGCCGGCTGCGACGACCGCGAACGTTGCGCGTGCCGCTGCGGATGCGGGCAGCGGGCAACCCCGGCGGCGTGGGGCACCTGTGGGTCAAACGCCGGTTCATCCCCGAGGCGCTGGCAGCCGGCATCGACGGCCCAGCCGACGCCGCCGCGGGCCAGTCCGAAGCCGACGGCGTTTGCCTGCCAGGCGGCATGTGGCGCAAGGCGGGCCGACTGTTCCTCCCGGCCCGGATCGCCGACAACCCGGCACTGGACGAAGCGGAATACCGACAGACGCTCGCCCATCTGCCGCCGGTCGAACGCGAGCGCCTGATGAACGGCGACTGGCAAATCCAAGAACAAGGCCTGATCCAGGCCGCCTGGCTGCGCTATTTCGTCGAAAATGGCCGGCAGCTCGAACTGCTCGGCCCGGATGGGCGTGCGTTGGCCGTGGTCGCCGAAGGGACGTGCTATCGCTTCGCCACCATCGACCCGGCCGGGACCTCGGCCGAGCGGACCCGCGAAGCGCGAGGGGCCCAGCCCTCGTGGACCGTCGTGCAGGTGTGGGATCAGCCGCCGCGGGAATATGCCCGTTTTCTGCTGTTGCGCGCGCAGCTCCGCGAGCGGGCCGGCTTTCCCCGACTGTGCGAGATGATCCGCACGGTGCACGCCCGCTTTCGCCCCGAACGCCTGTGGATCGAGGGCGAAAAGCTGGGGCGAGCGGCCGTGGACACCCTGGGGCGCGAGCTGCCGATCGACTGCCTAGGCACACAGGGCAAAGACAAAGTGACGCGGGCCGCGGCCCTTATTGTCAAACTTGAACGTGGAGAAGTTTTCCTGCCTCGCCACAACAGCACGTGGCTGCCGGCCTTGGAAGCGGAATGGCTCGCCTGGACGGGGGATGCTCGTCAGCCCGCCGATCAGATCGACGCCGCAGCCTACGCCGCGATCGTGGCCCAGCAGCGTTTGGGGGAACCGATCCGGCTGGCCAGTGAGCTTGTCCGAAGCTGAACGAAACGAAGGAAGCGTGTTGGAAGTGGCCTGGATGGTATCGAAAAACGTAACTGACTGCGTTGCAAGGGCTTGAAGCAATTCTGGCCAATGACACCGCGGAAAGTCCTCCCTCAGGATGGGGTCACCACTGCGAGCTTGCCGACTGCTCATTGAGGGCGTTTTATGCATCTTGCCGCTCCCCGCACGGTACGCGGAGACATCCGAGCCGTTTAAAGCCCTGTGAACCCACGTTGCGTTTCCGATGGCATCGCCTTTCCGATGGCCTCTCTCGTCTGGATTTTCCGGGGATGGGAGCGTCGCTTGCGGGTTGGTGGGCGAGCCTGCATCACAGGAATGCCCCAGGAGTGAAGGGTTTTGCACCCT